CCGCTAGTCGTTGGGACGAATTGTCAATGGTGCCGCTTCCCGCTTTCGAGTCTTCACGTATCCACCAAATAGCCGCGCAAGCGGGTAATAATGAAGAACAGGACGAACCCGACGACGGCCACGACAACACAGAACCCCAAGAGGAGAACCCAGAAATGGAACACGTCGAAAACGCAACAGTTGAAGCGTCTACACCAGTAACGCCACTATGGGCGCAAGCGCGAAGCGTTGCCCCGAAGCTTCCAACACCCGCGGAATATATGGTCGCTTTCGCGGCAGGTTCTACCGCATTCGCAGAAATGAACGCGCGTATCTCGGCCGCGGCTCCAAATGTCACTACGGCCGACACTCCCGGCATTTTGCCAGAAATCATCACGGGCGGAGTGTACGACGGACTTAACCCCATTAGACCGTTCGTTAGTGCTATCGGAACTAAGGCAATGCCGTCCGCAGGGGCTACTTTCCGTCGTCCCAAAATTGTTACACGCCCAGTAGTCACCGAACAGCCAACGGGACAGTTAAACACGCTCGACCCTTCAACCGTGTCCGTGTCAAACTCGGACGTAAGCAAACTAAGTTTTGGAACATACGTAACCGTGTCCGAACAAGACTTGGACTGGACTGACCCAGCGTCGTTAAACATCATTCTCGAACAGTTGGCTATCGCCTACGGACAAGCAACCGACAACTACGCAGTAGACCAATTGGTATCTGGTACAACCCAGACCGAAACCGTTACAAGTTTGACAAGCCCAGCCGACTGGATTGAAGCTATCTACGGAGCGGCTTACCAAATCTCTGCAAGTTCTAACTACTTGCCGACACACTGGGTAATGAACCCCGTAACTTGGGCAAAACTTGGACAGTTGGTAGACACAACAGGACGCCCAGTATTCCCAACAGTCGGCCCAATGAACGCAAGCGGAACACAGTCCGCGAATTCTTGGAACGGTAACCCGCTCGGCCTTACTCTTGTTGTAGACAAGAACTGCGCGGGCGGTACTGGTTCGGGTTCACTCTCGGGCGTTATCGGTCACGCCGCAGGCCCAGCCGCAGGTTTCGAGTTCTACGAACAAATGAAAGGCGCGCTGTCTATCGACGTACCGCAAGTTATGGGACGTACGATTAGTTTCAGAGGGTATGCGGCCTCGTTTATGGCCGACGCCACCAAGTTCGTAAAACTTGTAAACGCCTAAACCGAAAGGCGGGTGGCCGCTATGACGGTCTACAGCATTACGCACAACCAACGCGTAGACGATTACGTAGTAGTTCAACTACTAACCGAACCCGCGTTAGAAGTGGGCGAATACGTAACCGTTTCGGGATTAAGTCACGGTATGAACGGTACTTATATGATTACCGCGCTACCGGCGTACTTGTTTATCGGAGTTAATAACGAAGGCGACTTGTTATATAACTCGGGCGTACCTATTCCTAACCAAGTGTTGTTTTACGACGCAGGTAGCGACGTAACACGCGCGGCCGTACAGCCCTACGGAACGTTATACGACGACCCTACCTGTACTTGGATAGACGGTAACGACGTCGAAGACTGGTTAGGTATTGGCGTAGCAACGGCCGCAGACGAAGCGTTTATAGAACAATGCGCGACAGCCGCTAACCAATTTTGTTTTAGGCGACGCGAAGAAGCGGGGTATTTAGATAGCCCAACCGTCGCGCCTAACGAAGCCGTAAAGCTTGGAACAACACAATACGCAGGCGCGTTATACCGTTCCCGTGGAAGTATTGGCGACAGTTTCGCGTCATTCGACCAAATGGGTACAGCGTCCTATACGGGTCTATCCGCCATTGTTAAACAACTATTGGGCATTGACCGCCCCGCTTGCGCATAATGCCCGTCGCGTACACAGACTTATTTAACGAAGTCTTAGACGACTTAGCCGCCAAAATAGCGGCCATTAGTGGCGTTAAAGTCGTAACCGACCCGCGTAATCTTGCGCCCCCGTGTGTATTTATTGACGCGCCCACGTTTGAGGCGTTTAACGGAAACATAGTAAAAATGCGTTACCCCATTCGAGTAATCACTCTCGGCCCTGCGAACCTTGACGCGCAACGCTCGCTAATGAACCTTGCGGCAAAACTATTAAACGCAAATATCGGGGTACTTGAAGGTCGCCCAACCGTGGCAATTATTGGCGGTACAGAACTACCCGCGTACGACCTACAATTATCTATACAAGCCCAGACCGCATAGGAGAAGTTGTGTTAGTTATTCTTTCGGAACGCGTAGGCGTTGTTGGGGCAAAATTCGACGAAGAAGCCGCGCGCGCTAAGGGTTACGACATTGAAGCCCTACTACTAGGCGGGTTCATTGGCGAGAGTTCCCCCACAACAACCCGCAAGACGACTAAAGTCTCCAAGAAGGACAACCTAGAAAAGGACTAAACCATATGGCTACTTCCACCATTCTTAGCAACCCAGTAGTAACCGTAAATAGCGTGGACTTGTCCGACCAATGTACGTCGGCCACATTTACCGAACGCTACGCAGAACTTACCGCGACAGCTTTTGGCGATACCGCTAACAAGTACGTAAAAGGCTTAGGCGACCACGAAGTAACCCTTACCCTTTATATGTCCTATGCCGCTAGCGAAACATACGCGACACTAAAAAGCCTTGTAGGTACAACTACTACCGTCGTCGTAAAGCCCGCAGTAGGCGCAGATAGCGCAACTAATCCCGGCTTTACCCTTACTGGGGCGTTCTTGGCCGAACTTCCGCATACGTTCGCGCTCGGCGAATTAAGTACCGTGGACGTGACTTTCCACGGCGGCGTATACAGCGAAGACGTCACCGCATAAACAATTAGGCACGAAAGGCCCGACCAATGAACCTAACAATACGCGTAACCCGCAATGGTGAAACATACGACGTAACTACTAACCTTTTCGTAACCGTTTTATGGGAACGTAAATACAAGGCTCGCGCGTCCGACTTAGCGACAGGCGTTTCTATGGAAGCCCTAGCGTTTATGGCGTACGAAGCTTCCAAAATGAATGGCGTTACCGTTCCCGTCGCGTTCGACGACTTCATTAAGTCCGTTTCCGAACTAGAAGTGGTGGACAATGAACCCGCAAACCCTACCCCCGCGGCAGTTACCGCCGCCAACTAGCAGAACTTCTAATAGCGGTCGGTTTTTGGCCGTCTATGGTGCCGTTCGATACACGCGACCTAGTAACAGTAATAGACGCCCTAGAGAAACAAAACCGCGATAATGCCCGTCGTAGGTGAATTCGAAGTTTTTGGTATTCAAGAAGCGTTAAAAGAAATAAACGACTTCGACCGCGTTTATCGACGCCAAATAACGACCGACCTACAACAAGGCGCAGGGGCGGCCGTTGTACGCGAAGCCCGCCAATTTGTGCCGACTGATTACCCGCTATCTGGTATGGCGCGCGGGTCAATGATTAAAGGCCGAAACGACACTAACTTCGACTTACGACGCGTAGACGCAGGCATTAAAACACTTGTAGCAAAACGCGCAAGTAAAGAACGTACCGTAACGTTTACCCGTCCGTTGTACCTTGACGGCCGCACAATTAAAGGCGCATACACCCAGACCGTAGACTTTAAGGCTCGACCGTTTGCGCTTTTGACCGCACAACAAAAAGACGCGGGCGGAGCAATTTACGACCACGCGGGCGTGAACGAACGTAGCCAATTCGTACAGAACCTAATCGCTTATGGCGACCAACCAAGCCCCGAAGCACCCCGCGTTTTGGCGCGTGGCGTAGGTGAAGCTATGCCAACGGTTGAAGACGAAGTATCCAAGGTTCTAGACCGTGTTAGTGAAAAACTAAATAAGAACCTACGTCTAGAAAAGTCGCGCTAACTATGGCTATTAATATTCCGATTATCTCGAGCCTAGATACGAAGGGTTTCGACAAGGCTAAAAAAGAATTTGCCCAACTAGACGGGGTTGGGGCTAAAAGCGCGTACGCATTAAAAAAGGCCGCGCTACCGGCAACGGCCGCTATTGGCGCGCTAGGCGTAGCCGCTTTCGACGCCGCTAAAGGGGCTATGGAAGACGCGGCCGCGCAAGAACAATTAGCGCAAACTATCGGCAAAAACACTAAAGCAACCAAATCACAAATAGCCGCTAATGAAGACTGGATAAGCACCCAAGGCAAACTATTAGGCGTAGCCGACGACGAACTACGCCCCGTACTTGCCAAATTAGTAACCCAGACAAAATCAGTTACTAAAGCGCAAGAACTAGCAAGCCTAGCTATGGACGTAGCGGCCGCTACTGGAAAGCCACTAGCGACAGTTAGCGACGCTATGGCTAAGGCCGCAGGCGGTCAAACTAAAGCACTAGCAAAACTATCCCCAGAACTACGCGACTTAATTAAAGACGGAATGTCCGCAGAAGACGCCATTAAAAAACTCGGCGACACATTCGGCGGAGCCGCCACAACAAAAGCAAATACCGCACAAGGACAGTTTCAACGGTTAAGCCTTTCGCTTTCGGAAACTAAAGAAACGATAGGGGCGGCGTTGTTGCCAATTATCGAAAAGGTACTTCCGTACCTACAGAAAATGGGCGAATGGGCAAGCGAGAACACAAACACATTTTTAATTATTGCGGGTGCTATCGGTGGCATTGCGGCCGCGGTGCTTTTAGTTAATGGTGCTATGACGGCGTGGACGGCAATTACAAAAGCGTTTACCGCTATACAAACGGCCTTTAACGCGGTTATGGCAATGAACCCAATAACCCTTATTGTTATCGGTATTGCGGCTTTAGTTGCGGGTCTTGTAATCGCCTACAAAAAGTTCGAAGGTTTCCGCAACATAGTAGACAGCGTTTTTAAATTTATTAAGACCGCAGTTAGTGGCGGCTTCGACTTTTTTAAAGGATATTTAGACTTCGTACTCGGTATCTATAAAGGCATTTTTAACGGCGTCGCGAAAATTTGGAACAACACGGTAGGCAAGCTTTCGTTTAAAGTTCCGTCGTGGGTGCCGGGTTTAGGCGGTAAAGGTTTCGACGTACCAAATATTCCAATGCTTGCAGAAGGCGGAATAGTCACTAGCCCAACGCTCGCAATGATAGGCGAACGCGGCCCAGAAGCAGTCGTACCGCTAGACCGATACCGCGGTAATGGCGGAGACATTTACGTAACCGTCCAAGGCGGCGACCCTAACGCAGTTGTAGACGCGCTTCGTCGTTACCAACGACAGAACGGGGCTATACCTATTCGGGTGGCGTCGTAATGCCATTCAATTACAGCGCGGAATACTCGACGGACGGTACAACGTGGACGGCTTTAACGAATGTACAGACGCTTAACGGGTTTTGTGGCCGCCAAAAGTTAGTAGACACTTTTGAACCGTCGCGTATGACTATCGGCCTTCGCTATCCAAATGGTTACGCGTCGCCTATTACTGCGTTAGTGACTGGTACACAAATACGCGTAAAACGTGTCGGGGCTACTTATACGTTGTGGTTCGGTCGTATTCGTAACGTCGTCGTATCGTACGGTATCCCGTACCAAGGCGGGGTAGGTAACGCGGACTTACTTACGTTGGAATGTGAAGGCGCGCTAGCCGAATTCGGACGGCTTCAAGGTAACGACCAAGTAATAGACCAAGACTTAGTTACGTACCAGTTGTCCGATATCTCGACCTATACGGGCATTGTGTTCGGTACGACGTTTAGCGTTTCTAATTCGCCAACGCTTGCAACGTCTACGGTTAGCGGGTCTTACGCAGAATGGTTTAATACTTTAGCTAACTCGGTAGGCGCGACGATTAAAGACGGTTCGGGGCAAGTAGGCGTTTATACAAAAGACTTTATAGGCACGTTGCCCGTCGAGTTTTCCGACACTTTAAACAACGCAACGCACCAAGTTTACGACGGTATACAGTTCGACGCGCAAGCGGCCGACTACTACACACAAGTAGAAGTAAACACAAACAGCGTAGGGACAGTCACGGCCGAAGTTGGTAGCGCGCCATACCGCACACTTCGCATTAACACGTTTAACGTTTCAACACTTCAAGCGCAAGACGTCGCGGACTATTGGCTAGGTATCTACAACCCGCCAACGTTCGGTATTAACGAAATTACGTGCCTAGCAGAAGCACAAAACGTAATGGACTTAGAACTCGGTTACGGTTGGTGGGACTTGCCCGGCTACAACACAAACGTAAGCTTTCGCGGTACGACGTACTATATGACCATTCTCGGAGTGTCACTAGACGCCACCCCAGATAGCGCGCGCTACACGTACTACGTAGCCGACACGTCGCTATACCCGTACGAAGTGTTAGACGACCCTATTTACGGGCA